GATCGTGCCACCTGGACCTTCTGGCGCTCGAAGTTGTACGACTTCAGCACCGCCACCGGCGGCAACGCCACCGCGGCCAACATCCAGGCAGGCATGAACAACCTGTGGGCCCAGACCACCCGTGGTTCTGACCGTGTCGACCTGATCGTCATGGACACGAACTACTGGGCTCTGTACATGGCCAGCCTGCAGGCTCAGCAGCGCTTCACGTCGCCGGAAACCGGCAACCTCGGCTTCCCGTCCATCAAGTTCATGGACGCTGACGTGGTGCTGGACGGCGGTATCGGTGGCTTCTGCCCGGCGAACACGGCGTTCTTCCTGAACACCAAGTTCATCAAGTGGCGCCCCCACAAGGATCGCAACATGGTCCCGCTGTCGCCGAATCGTCGGTATGCCATCAACCAGGACGCCGAGGTGCAAATCCTCGCCTGGGCCGGCAACCTGACCACCTCCGGCGCCCAGTTCCAGGGCCGCATGCAGAACTAATTGGTGGGCCTGTCGTGGGTCACCCTTCCCAAGGGGCTGGGGTGACCCACACCCCTTGGGTTTTTTGCCACTTAGGAGATCACCATGGCAGCAACTTTCGGCGCAGCGGTTTCCGCTGCCGCTCCCGCAATCGTCGACACGGCCGCGTCTCAGGACACGGGCGCTGTCTGTGAAGGCATTGGCCTGACTGGCGCTGACGAGGCGTCTATCAGCGGCCAGCGCATCGGTGCGTCTGCAACGACGACCGACCTCAAGATCGACACCGGCGACGGCCCGGGCGTTTGATCACCAACCACCACTAGAAAGAAAAAATGATGCAACCCACGACCCCCACTGTATTTGACGACATTCCCCTCCCGCAGCCCAACGAGTCGCGCTACGCGATGGATTCCAAGCTGTACATCGAGTTTTATCGCAAGCCCGTGATGCACCACGCCAAGAGCAAGGAAGCAGGGCGCGCGATCTACGAGGAGGTGGACTACATCCGCATCCATACGCCCGGTGACAAGAGCAGCGTCATCGACAAGCCGATCACGGCACTGGACATCCAGCGCTTTTCCGATCGGTACAACAAGTGGAAGGCGGGCCAAGCTGAGGCCGTCACGGGCACGCCGCTGACAGCACTGCCTGGCATCACGCCGTCGAAGGCTGAGGAATACAAGTTCTTCAAGATCGTCACGATCGAGCAGCTGGCCGACGCGCCCGACAACCTCGGGCAGAAGTTCATGTCCTTCCAACAGGACAAGAGCCGCGCCAAGGCGTTCATGGAGGTCGCGGCCAACAACGCCCCGATCGAGCGCATGAACGAGGAGCTGCAAAAGCGTGACCAAGTGATCGAGGACATGCAGGCCCAGCTCGAAGCGCTCAAGGCGCAAATCAAGCCCAAGCGCCAGGTCGCCGCCACGGCCGACGCTGAGTAAACCGGAGGACGGGGATGGCCTTCCAGATCGTCAACGAATCGACCCTCTCGGCCATCGTGCAAAACGTGGCCGGGATGGTGGCCTACCCCATCCCGACTGACCCTGCTGGCTCCGAGGACCCCGCGGTCCAGCAGATGGTCCAGGCGGCCAACATGGCCGGCAATGAGCTGCTGTCGATGTTCGACTGGCAGGAGCTCATCAAGCGTCACTCCATGACGATCCAGGCCTCCGAGGCCAATCAGAAGGAGCGCGCATTCGATCTGCCCGAGGATTTGTTCAAGTGGGTTGACCAGACCAACTGGAACGCCACGACGCAGTTCCCGTCGCTGGGCCCCGTGTCGCCGCAGATGTGGCAGCAGCTGCTGATCCGCACGACGCTGCCCACGCTGTCGTTCTACTGGCAGGTCCGCGACAACAAGATCTACGTGCTGGCGCCGCCGAGCTCGCCGCAGACGATGAGCGTGTTCTACCTGTCCGCGGGCTGGGTCCGCGACCAGGACGACCCCAACCTCTACAAGAACCGGCTCACCAAGAACGGCGACGTGTCGTTGCTTGATGCCACCGTGATCACGTTGTACACGCGCGTGAAGTGGCTTGAGATGAAGGGCCTGGACAGCAGCGCCGCGATGCGCGACTTCAGTATCGCGTTCGACAACCGCAAGAACACCGAGAAGGGTGCGCCCGTGCTTGCCATGGCGCGCGACTTCCGATTCCCCTACATCCAGCCGCTGATCAACACGCCCGACACGGGCATGGGGGGTTAAGCCATGCCGTTGGTGCCCGTCAAGCCCTTCAAGGTGCCGCGAAGGGCGGCCGCCGCACAGGTGGCGCAGTCAAACGTCATCCCGGCGCCCACGGGCGGCTTGAACTACCGCGACCCCATCTCGGCGATGTCGCCTCAAGATGCGCTTGTCTTGACCAACATGATTCCGCGTCAGCAAGGTTGCGAGCTGCGCAAGGGTTGGCAGGCCTACGCCAGCGCGGTCACCGTCTCGAGCGTGCCCCAGGCCGTCGATTCGATCTTCAGCTACACCGCACCCAACTCGGCCAACAACAAGGTGTTCATGGCCGCCAACGGCAACATCTACGACGTGACGGCCGGCGGCGCCCCGGTGCTCGCAGTGACGGCTACTGGCAGCAGCAACGACGACTGGTGGACGACGCAGTTCTCGACGGCCGCGGACACGTTCCTGTTGGCCGTCTCGCCTGGCGCTGGGTACTGGACCTACAGCACCACCTCCGGCTGGGTCAACCGCACCGCGACGGTGACGGGCATGACGACGGCCGTGCGCACGGTGGCCGTGTGGAAGCGGCGCATCTGGTTCACGTTCGAGGGCAGCGCCAACGTGGCCTACATGGACAACGTGGACGCGGTCACTGGCACCGTGACGTCGTTCCCCATGGGCTCAATCCTGCGCAACGGTGGGTCTGTGTCTGCGCTGTTCAACTGGACGATCGACGCCGGGTTCTCGGTCGACGACTTCTTGGTGGCCGTTGGCACCGAGGGCGACGTGGCCGTGTGGGAGGGCACCGATCCGACCAGCGCGACGACGTTCGGCCTGAAGGGCGTTTGGTACGTCGGCCCTGTTCCGCGGTACGGAACGTACTTCACCCCGTTCGGCGGTGACGTGATGATCGTCAGCGAGCTCGGCCTAGTGCCGATGTCGCGCCTTATCACCGGCCAGTATTCGCAAGATGTGCAGGCCGGCGGCCCGGCATCGAAAATCCAGTCGGTGTTCGCGCCGCTCGTGCGCAAGCTGCGCAGCAGTCGCTACTTCAACGTGTTTGTCGTGCCCTCAAGCGAGGTGCTGGTGATCAAGCTGCCCAACGACGTCGGCACGTATCGCCAATTTGCGATGAACGTGACCACCGGCGCCTGGTGCGAGTTTGTCGGCATGCCGATGCGCTGCGCGACGGTGATTGGTGGCCAGCTGTACTTTGGCACCGAGGACGGCCTGACATGCAAGGGCCTGTTCGGCGACCGTGACGGTGTGGACACCGTGGGCGCCGGCGGCAACTACGTCGAAGGCGACGTGCAGACCGCGTTCTCGCACTTTGGCACGCCGGCGCAGAACAAGAAGTTCGGCATGGTGCGGCCCATTTTCATCGCGCTGGCACCGCCCGCGGTCAAGGTGTCGGTGAACACGCAGTTCCAGTTTTCATCGCCTGGTGGCTCGCCGTTCTACTTCAACGAAAACCCGGGCCTGTGGGACACGGCAACGTGGAACCAAGCGACATGGACCGGACAGAACACATACCAGGCCTGGGCCGGGGCGGCCGGTCTTGGCTACTACGGGTCGCTGCGCATGAAAGTGCGTGGCCTGCCGCAGACGATCTTCACGTCTGCGCACATGATGACTGAATTGGGTGGGGTGATGTGATGAGCTTGCCAGGTTCTCCCTTGGTTGTTTCTGACTCAATCTCAAGCTGGAACCCGCAGCAGAAGGCCGACTACTACGGCAGCCTGCTCGGGTCCGGCTACAGCGACTCGGAAGTGCGCTTCGCTGTTGAGAAGGCAATGGGCGCTCAGAGCGATGAGAACTGGCGTGCTTTGCAAGGCCTGGCCGGCAACCCCCAACAAGGCACCGGAGGGTTAAAGCTGCCGGGCCAGATTCAGAGCTTTGCGCCCGAGCAGAAGGCCACAGTGTTTGGCGATTTGATGGGCAGCGGTTTTGACTCCAACGCGTTGCGTTCTGCTACCGAATCTCAGTTCGGCACCCAGTCCGACAGCGACTGGGGCCAGCTGCAGTCGCTGGCTGGCAATCCAATGCCGGCGGCGCAGCCTGGCAACAACACACTGCCCGGCTACAACCTGCAGTTGTCTGACGTGAGCGGCTGGACGCCGCAGCAAAAAAGCGACTACTTCAACACGCTGGTGGCCAGCGGTTTTGGTGATCAGCAGATCAGGCAGGCGGCCGAGAGGACGATGGGGCCGCAGACGGACGCTAACTGGCGTCTGCTGCGCGGCATCGCCGACAACCCGACGCAAGGCGCCGGCGGCCTAAGTTTCGACGCGGACATCCCTAACTTGGCCGCGCCGCAAAAGGCCACGATCTACTCCGACCTGTTGCGCTCGGGCTTCACCGACCAGCAAATCAGGCAAGCTGCCGAGCGGCAGTTCGGCGCCCAGACAAGCGAGAACTGGCTGGGCCTGCAAAACCTGGCGAGCGGGCGTCCTGCAGCGGTTTCGCCGACGCAGACGTTTGCGTCGCGCCGCAGATTTGCGACGACCGCAGCACCAAGCGCTCCCATGCAGCGCACGACGCAGGGCGTGGCCTCTGGGAACCTAGACCAGGGCCCTGTTGCGTATCAGAGCTCGTTGATTCGGTCGTTGCGCGCGGCGTCTCCCGCTGGGTTCAGCAACACCGGGTTCACGGTGTACTCCAACCCTGAGAATGGCGCGCCTCTGACGCCGCCTGCACCGGCGCCAGCTCCTGTGGCGCCGGCACCATCGCCCACGCAGGCGCCAGCTCCCGCTCCTGCATCAGTTGATCCCGTTGTAAACATTCCGGCAAACGACGGCACAAGGGTCACGCCTGTCGAGCGTGTTCCAGCCGGAACAACGGTTACGAGCAAAACAAATGATGACAAGGTCATCGAATCATTGGATGACATCGAAGATTCGGACGTCGTTGTAGGCGATGACTTGGTGGTCGATACCACGCCTTTGACGAAAACGACTATCACCACCACGCTACCAAAAGTGGAGACAGGGACCACAGACAAAGCGCTCAAGCAGGATGCCAGTCACTGGGGCCAGGGCGGCGAAAACTTGGTCGCAGGGGACCAAGTAACTGGCTCCGCGGACGACGTGAACGGCGCCGACTTAGACAGCGATCAGTACACATTTGGCGTACTGAAGTCGGACGAGGACAAGCCGCTCAAAAAAGACGCGAGCGAGTGGGGCGAGGGCGGTGATGACTTGGTTGCCGGCGATGATGGCGGCACGCTTGGTGTGCTTCTGTCTGACATGGACGATGACACGCTTGGAGACGTCGACGACGTCAACGGCGCCGACTTGGACAGCGACCAGTACACCTTTGGCGTGCTGGCCTCCGACATTGATGCCGCCGACTCGCTTGGCAGTGTCGACGACGTCAATGGCGCCGACCTGCAGAGCGATCAGTACAACTTCGGCGTGCGGATGGATGACGTGGACGATCCTGGCTCATCGGATGACGTCAACGGCTCGGACCTGGCCAGCGATCAGTACACGCTTGGTGTGTTGATGTCGGATCAGGACCCCGTGCGCGAGGAGATCATCGACGTCAACCAACTGATCGACGAGCTCAATCTGCTGGCGTTCGCCAAGGAGGCCGAGAAGAAGCTCGAGGAGAAGTTCGGCGACACGGAGTTTGCGTACCAATGAAGCTCGTGACCGATCAGCCCGGCGAGTACCCCGTCGTCTGGGAATGGATGAACAAGCGCACGCGGCTGCCGTGGAGCACCGACCTGCGCACGATTGCATCCATGAGAGACGACGGCACCATCTCAAGCGCGGTCGCGTTCAACGCCTGGACGATGTCGGCCTGCTGGATTCACGTCGCGTTTGACGGCCCGCATGGCCTCAATCGGCACCTTTGGCGCGCGGCCTTCGAGTATCCATTCGTAAAATGCGGGATGGAGGCCATCTACGGCTTGACGCCCAAGAACCTCGACGAAGCGCTGCGGATGAATGACAAATTGGGATTCCGCAGGATCGCTGAGACGATTGACTGCGTAATGTTTGAAATGCGGCATGACGAGTGCCGCTGGATCAAGGAGGACGCTCATGGGCGGCAAAGGGCGAGCACCAGCAGCACCTGACTATTTGGGCGCTGCGCAGCAGCAGGCGGCAGCTTCCAAGGAGCTGACGAATATCCAGAATTTTGCCAACCGGCCGACGATCAACACGCCGTTCGGTTCGCAGTCCTGGAACACTTCGTCGACCGTCGATCCTGCGACGGGGCAGACGGTTACGTCGTGGACGCAGAACAACACCTTGGCGCCGGGCCTGCAGGAAGCGCTCAACGCGCAGATCGGCCTGCAGAACGACCGCTCGCAGCTTGCTAGCGGCTTCATGGACCGTGTGGCCGGCGAGTACCAGCGCCCGTTTGACTATGCGAGCCTGCCGCAGATGGCCGAGGCCAACGCGCCCGGCAACCTGCAGACGCGCGCGACCGACTACACGCCGGGCATCACCACCTCGTTTGGTTTCGGTGGCCCGCAGGGCAACGTCCAGACCGAGTCGCTGCAGCGCGGCCTGAACACGGGCGACAACCCCAACTTGCCGCAGATTGACAGCGGCTATCGGGACCGCGTTGCCGACCAGCTGATGCAGCGCATGCAGCCGACGCACAACTACCAGCAGCAGCAGCTGGAGACGCGCCTGGCCAACCAAGGTTTCACGGTCGGCAGCGAGGCCTACAACCGCGCCTTGACCGAGCTGCAGCAGCGCCAGGCCAACGAGCGATTCAACGCGTTGGACATGGCCGGCAACGAGGCGCAGCGACTGTTCGGTATGCAAATGGGCTCGCGCCAGCAGGCCTTCAACGAGGACGTCACCGGCGGCAACTTCTACAACCAGGCCGCCAATCAGGCGTTCAACCAGGGGCTGCAAGCGGGCCAGTTCCGCAACCAGGCGATCGGCCAGGACTACAACCAGAACATGGGCGCGGCTCAGTTCCAAAACCAAGCGCTCGGCCAGGCCTCTGCGCTGGATCTGGCGCGCATGCAGGCGCAGAACCAGGCGTTGGCGCAGGGCTATGGTTTGAACCAGCAGTTCGCAGACGCGCGCAACCGTCTGCGCCAGCAGGCAATCGCCGAGCAGATGCAGCGCCGCGGCATGTCTCTGAACGAGATGAACGCGCTGCTGTCGGGCCAGCAGGTGCAGATGCCCAACATGCCGTCGTTTGCGGCCGCACAGCGCGCAGAGACGCCCAACATCCTGGGCGCCACGCAGATGGGCTACGACGCGCAGCTGGGCGCCTACAACGCTCAAAACGCTGCGTTCGGTAACCTGCTGGGCGCCGGCGCGCAGCTTGGTTCGGCCGCGTTCATGTTCTCTGACCGTCGCCTGAAGTCCAACATCAAGCGGGTGGGCACGCACGCGATCGGTGTTGGCATTTACGACTACACAATGATGGGAATGCCGCAACGCGGTGTGATTGCGCAAGAGGTGGAGCGCGTGCGCCCTGACCTGGTCAGGCGCCACGCCAACGGCTACCTGATGGTGAACTACGGAGGCCTGTGATGAACGACAACCTGATGTTCGACTACCTGCTGGAGATGGGCGCCATGCGCCCTGAGCAGGAGGAGCTGCGCCGCAAGCAGGCCATGGTGGATGCGCTGCGCGGTCAGGCCATGACGCCCATGCAGGGCCAGATGGTCGGCAAGCACTACGTGGCACCCGGCATCGCCAACGCGATCGCGCAGATGGGCACGGCCTACATGGCCGGGCAGCAGCAGAAGGGCGTTGACGCAGCTGGCGCAGTAATGAATGAGCGCCAGCGCCGCGCGCTTGAGGACATGCGTCGTCGGCGCCAGGGCATGACTGGAACCGGCGTCATGGACTACGGTGACCGCGATCCTTTGGCGGGGTATTGATCATGGATCCGCTGACCTTTTCCGAGGACGTCGAGCGCCGCAAGCGCTCCATGCTGCCGATGGCGCTGCAGTCGGCTGGCGGGACGCTGTCCAATAGCGTGCAGCCTGGCCAGGCGCTGCCTATGAGCATGCGCCAGCGGTTGGGCAAGGTGTACGACGAGCTTGACAAGATCGAGTCGCAAGACGTCGACACGTCGGCCCTGCAGGCCTTCGCGCGCCAGCAGGGCCAGGCGGGCGAGCAGGCCATGCTGAACGCGCTGGCGGCCCAGTACGCCGGCGAGAGTTTCCAGCCGGTGCAGGCGCAGTTCCTCAAGCGCGCAGCAGCAGCTACCGAGCCCATGAAGATCGGCGGCGGCATGCTGACGCCGGCTGGCGAGTTCATCAAGGACCCGTTTGCGGCGCGTGATGCGCGACGCGCATCACTTGATCGCCAGGCTACGACGCTGGGGGCCATGATTGACCGGCAAGAGAAGGACGCCCGCGATCGAGAGGATCGCCTAGCGCGTGAGCGCGAGATGAGCCAGTACCGCAACAGCATGCTGGACATTCAGCGCATTAACGCCGGCAACACCAACGACAACCGCAACTTCACGCAAGCGACGACGCTGCGCAACGAGTACGGCAAGAAGGCCGACAAGATCGGCGAGGGCGTGCGTCACGCCGAGACAGTGATGACGCTGCTCAGCGATCCGACCATTGCACAGGACCCAACCAAGCAGGTGTCGCTGGTGTTCGCGTTCGGCAAGATGCTGGACCCGGAGTCGGTGGTGCGCGAAAGCGAATACGCGCTGATCGCCAACGCCCGCGGCGTGTTCCAGGGCCTGCTGCAGAAACCCGACCAGATCATGACTGGCGCGCGACTGACGCCGGAGCAGCTCAAGAGCATGCAAGCAATCGCCGGCCAGCTCTATGCAGGCGCCGATCAGCGCCGCAATGACCTGACGGTTGCGTACCGCGACCTGGCGCAGCGCAATGGCCTGCGCGTCGAGGATGTGCTGCCGATGATGCCGCGAGTAAGTGGTGGCGGTGCCGGTGGCGACGACAAGCTCTCGCCCGCCGAGCGCGCTGAACTGCGTCGGCTGCGTGAGAAGTTCGGTCAAGGTGCTGGAGGTTTGTGATGTCTGAACGTCAAGAACTGGAGCAGCTGCGGCGCCTGGCCGAGCTCGAGCGCAAGGCTCGCGGGTCTGTGAACGTCGCGCCTGAGCCGGTGCTTGACCCGACGGCCGGCATGTCCACTGGTGACAAGGTCCTGGCCAACATCGGCGCCGGCATGGCCGACTTGGGCACCGGCGTCAAAGGCCTCTACACCGACATGTTCGGCAGCGAGGACGAGAAGCGCGCCATGGAGCAAGAGGTGGCGCGCAAGCGGGAGATGGACAAGCGGCTGGCCAGCAGCGTCACCGGCGGCGGGTTGCTGCAGGCGGCTGGCGGCATCGTGCCGACGCTGGCGATCCCGGGCATCCCGGTGGCCGCCGGCGCTGGCCGTCTCGCCACGGCTGCAGCTGGTGCTGCGACCGGCGCCGGGTACGGTGCGATCGTCCCACGCGGCGCGGGCGAAACCCGCACCAACAACATGATCATCGGCGGGGCGCTGGGCGGTGCGCTGCCCCTCTCGCTGTCCGCGCTCAACGCAGCCACGATGCCGTTTCGCGGTCAGTCGCGTGCGGCGCAGGAGGTGACCGAGGCCATCGTGCCGCAGGGCGCGACCAGCCCTGAGCGGCGTGCGGTGCTTGAGCAGGCTATGCGGCAAGTGCGCCAACAGGCTCCGCAGGCCTCGCAGGCGCCTGCCGGCAACATCCCGCTTTCGGTGTCGGCTCGGCTCGGCAACCCCGAGCTCGCGCGCCTTGAGGCCGGCAGCCGGGCCCGCAGCGGCGCGAACTGGTACGACTTCGATCAGAACCAGGCCCGCGCGGTGGCAGACGAGGTGATGGCGGCAACTCGAGGTGCCGATGATCTTGCAGCACGGCGCGCGCTGCGGTCAAACAACCGCAGCGTTTTGTACAACCAGGCCATGGGCTCCATCAACGAGCCCGCGTTTGCGCGTGATCTGACATCGTTCCGGGCCAACCTTGATCAGGCCGCTCGGTCGGCTGAGGCCAGCAACCCGGCCGTGCGCAACATGGTGCAGCAGCTGGCTGACGAGATTGACAGACTCGGCCCCGACTTCACGCCGGAGCACTTGGCAACAATCCGCGCCAACCTTGCCAGCAAGGCGCCGCTGGTGCCGACCAATGCATACCAGGCCGCGCCGCGGGAGTCTCCCGCAACCATGAGCGTGCTGCGTGAGGTTGACAACATTCTGAATGGCGCCACGGGCGGCCGTTGGCAGGATGTCGTGGGCAGCTATGCGCGCGACTCCAATCAAGTGCGGGCATCCCAGGCTGCCGGGAAAGTGCGCGAGGCTTTCATTGACCCGGCCACGGGGCGCGTGCGCGGTGTGTCAGCAGACGCAGCTGGCGACGTTCCCAAGATCACCGAGGCGCGCCTCGGGCGTGCGCTTGACGCGGCCCGCGGCCCGCGCAAAGACTTAGTGCTGGACCCGACAGCAAACGCTCGCCTAGAGGCAGTTCTGGACACGTTGCGCCAGCAGGGCATCGTGCAAGGTGTCAAGCGCTCGGCCACGGCCGGCGGCGGCAGCAACACGGCAAGCGACCAATTCGCGGCCGGGACTGCGAAAGCGATGGGCGACGTCGCCCTAGACGTCGTCGGCGGCCCGGCAGCGACCGTCGGGCGCGGCTTGCTCAGCGGCATCCGCAGCTCGATTGACGCCCGCAAGGACCGCGCGCTAGCTGAGGCCCTGCAGAACGAACAGGCGTTCATCCAGATGTTGGAAAATCAAGCTGCCAAGGAAGGCAGCGTACTTGATCGAAGCGAGGTCGCGCGTCTGCTGCGCTATCTCCGAGGCAACCAGTAAGAGGAGCGAAATATGCCCCGCAACGCATCCGGCGTCTACACGCTACCCGCAGGCAACCCGGTGGTGCCGGGCACCACGATCGACGCGGCCTGGGCCAACTCGACCCTGGAGGACCTGGCCAACGAGGTCACTAATTCGCTGTCGCGCACGGGCGCTGGCGGCATGCTGGCGCCGTTCCGCGTCGCGGACGGCAACGTCACCGCGCCGGGCTTGTCGTTCCTGAACGAAACCAACACTGGCTACTACCGCGTCGGTGCCGGGTCGGTCGCGTTCACGATCCTGGGCGTCAACACGCTGCAGATGAACACGACGGCCGTCACGGTGCCCAACACCCGCACCCTGAATGCGCAGGGCAATGCCCTGGTGGGCGGCACGCTGGGCGTCACCGGCGCGGCCACCTTTGCGTCAACTCTTGCCGTGACTGGTGCGTTTACTGCAACTGGTGGAGTTCTTGGCAACATCACCGCGGCCAGCGGCACCTCCGCGTTCAACGACGTGACCATCAGCGGCTCGCTGGACATGGTGGCCGGTAGCTCGGCGACCATCACTGGCCTGTCGAACCCGACCAATTCCAGCGACGCGGCCAACAAGGGCTATGTCGACACGCAGGACGCTTTGCGCCTGGCGCTGTTGGGCGGCACGATGTCTGGCGCGATCGCCATGGGGTCCAACAAGATCACCGGCCTGGGTACGCCCACTGCGGACCAAGACGCGGCCACCAAGGCCTACGTGGACGGCGTGGCGCAGGGCCTGGACATCAAGGCATCCTGCCGCGCGGCGACGACTGCCAACGTCACGCTGTCGGGCACGCAGACGATCGACGGTGTGGTGCTGATTGCAGGCGACCGGGTGCTGGTGAAGAACCAGTCCAGCGCCGCCGAGAACGGCATCTATGTCGTGGCCGCGAGCACCTGGTCGCGGGCTGCAGATGCCAACACCTGGGACGAGCTGGTCGGCGCGTTCACGTTCATCGAGGACGGCACCACCAACGACAACACCGGATGGGTCTGTGCGGTGGCGCCCGGCGGCACGCTGGGTGTGACGGCCGTCACCTTTGAGCAGTTCTCTGGCGCCGGCCAGGTCATTGCAGGCACCGGCATGACCAAGACCGGCAACACGCTGAACGTCAACACCGCGTCGAGCTCGCGCATCGTTGTGGGCGCTGACGAGATCGACCTAGCGACTACTGGCGTCTCGGCGGGCACCTTCCGCTCGGTGACGGTCGACCAGTGGGGCCGCGTGACGGCCGGCACCAACCCGACGACGCTGGCCGGCTACGGCATCACCGACGCCTACACCACGACGGCCACTGACACGCTGCTGGCTGGCAAGCTGTCGTTGACTGGCGGCACGATGTCGGGCGCCTTGGCCATGGGCACCAACCGCATCACCGGCATGGGTGACCCGGTCAACGCGCAGGACGGTGCGACCAAGAACTACATCGACACGATCTTCGGCTCGACGGCATCCGCGGCCGCGTCTGCTGCTGCTGCCTCGGCCAGCGCATCGTCTGCCAGCTCGAGCGCGTCCAGCGCATCGTCGAGCGCATCGAGCGCATCCGGCTCGGCCAGCACCGCGTCTACCGCGCTGTTCAACTTCCGCGCTCAGTACCTGGGCCCCCTCGCGTCTGACCCGACGGTCGACGGCAACGGCAACCCCGTGACGACCGGCGACCTGTACTTCAACACGGTAGCCAACGAGACGCGGATCTACAACGGCTCGGCCTGGGTGGCTGCATACCTTCCGGCAGCCGGCTACGCCGCGCTGGCCTCAGCCAACACCTTCACGGCCAACCAAACGATCACAGCAAACACCTCGAGCGACGCGCTGAAGATCACTCAGACGGGCTCGGGCAACGCGCTTTACATCGAGGATGTGGCGTCTGACGCCACACCGTTCGTTGTGTCGTCCACCGGCGTGATGGGCATCGGCACGACGACGCCCGACAACGTGACGTCGGCTGGTATCGCGCTGGTGTCCAACAGCGGGTTCTATCCGCAGCTGGTGCAGCGGAACACGACCGCTGACGGCAATGCGTCTTACGTGGTGCTAGAGAAGAACCGCAACGGCGCGGTGGTGCAGAACGGCGACATTCTGGGCAACCTGATCTTCCGCGGATTCGACGGCACCAACTACCTGCAGGGCGCGGCCATCTGGTCGGCGGTGAGCGCAACACCTGGCACCAACGACATGCCGGCCGACCTGATCTTTGGCACGACCCCTGACGGCGCGTCTGGCCCCACCGAGCGGCTGCGCATCACGCAGGCCGGCACGCTGACCCTGGCCAGCGACTACAAGGAGGCCGTGGTCACGGCCAACACCGGCACCGCGTACACGATCAACATCAGCAACGGCACGGTGCAGATCCTGACGCTGACGGGCAACTGCACGTTCACGTTCCCGACGGCCACTGCAGGTGAGAGCTTCATTCTGTTGCTCAAGCAAGACGGCACGGGCTCGCGCACGGTGACGTGGCCTGCTGCGGTGAAGTGGCCAAGTGGCACGGCGCCGACGATCACGTCAACCGCGTCCAAGCTCGACAAGTACATCTTCACGTCAGACGGCACCAACTGGTACGGCTCCGACGCTGGCAAGAACTACACGGTGTGAGGTAACTGATGTTCAGCTCAAACACATCAGCAGTCAGCGGCGACGCCAACTACATCGAGGACGTGTTCTCGACGTGGCTTTACACCGGCAACGGCTCTGCTCGGTCTATCACCAATGAAATTGATCTGTCCACAAAAGGTGGGTTGGTTTGGATTAAAGATAGAACAAGTGGTTGGGCCAACCAACATCAACTTGTGGATACGGCGAGAGGCGCGACAAACTCAATCTCTTCGGATTCGACTGGTAATCAGACAGCCTATACCCAAGGCCTTACGGCATTTTCGTCGAACGGATTTTCACTCGGCACCAACGGCAACTACAACTATAACGGCAACATCTACGCCTCATGGACATTCCGCAAGCAGCCGAAGTTCTTTGATGTGGTGACGTATACGGGGAATGGTGGTAGCCCTTCTCCCTTAACCGTTAGTCACAGCCTTGGCTCTGTCCCCGGTTGCGTGATAATCAAGAAAACAAATGGAACGGCCGATTGGGTTGTGTTCCATCGCGGCCTTACCGGGGGACTTGGTTCCTCCAAGTTCATAAGGCTTAACACAACAGCGGCAGAGGCGAATGCAGCGGGTGGAATTGCTGCTACTAGCACTGCTATTGATATTTATGGGTATACGGGTTCTACCGACAATACTAATGATAGCGGTGGAACTTATGTTATGTACCTCTTCGCCCACGACGCAGGCGGCTTTGGCCTGACGGGTACGGACAATGTGATTTCGTGTGGGTCGTTTACGACTGACGGCAGTGGTAATGCGACTGTGACGCTGGGTTATGAGCCGCAGTGGCTATTAGCAAAACCTGCAAACGGCGGCGGGGGCGACTGGGTGATGATGGACACCATGCGCAGTTGGAATGTATCTGGGAATACAGATGCTTTTCTCTACGCAAATTTGTCTAACGCAGAGGCCACAGGCAACAATTTTGGCAATCCAACATCAACAGGATTTACGGTAGGCGGTTTGACGTTTTCAAGCACCACCTACATCTACATCGCCATCCGTCGCGGCCCGATGAAAACTCCGACGACGGGGACGAGTGTGTTTAGTCCTTTTACTCGCACTGGGACGGGAGCCGCCGCGACAGTCACGGGGGTGGGATTCTCACCGGATTGGGTTTGGGCAAGACCTAGTGCTTCATCCAGTTATGACAATCTGGTAACTGACAAACTACGGGGAACTGGGGTTCAGTTGGCAACCTATTCAACAATGGCTGAACTAAGCAACAGTACGCGCATAACTGGATGGACAAACGACGGGTTTAATCTGGGTTCTGAAGCGCAATACAACGCATCTGGTTTGTCCATCATAAATTGGTGCCTCCTCCGCGCCCCCGGCTTCTTTGATGTGGTTTGCTATACGGGCAACAACGTGTATCAGCAAGCCCAAAGCCACAACTTAGGCGTTGCGCCTGAACTCATTATCGTCAAGCAAAGAAGCGCAACCAGAAACTGGGGTGTTGGGTGCAACTTTACCAACTCTGAGTTCCAGTACCTAAACCTAAACTCAGGTGCTGATGGCGGCAACACTAACGCCTACACAACTGGCGGCTTTTTCGGTGGGAAGCCAACTGCAAGCACGTTCATACTGGCACAGAACGCCGTGACAAATGCGTCCGGCGGAACTTATGTTGCCTATCTGTTTGCCACTCTTGCAGGCGTAAGTAAGGTCGGCACATACACCGGCACAGGAACAACTCTTCAGATCGACTGCGGGTTTACTGGCGGTGCTCGGTTTGTGCTCATCAAGCGTTTGGGCACAAACACAGATGCTGGGGTTGGCGACTGGTATGTCTGGGACTCTGCTCGTGGCATCGTGGCGGGCAACGACCCGTACCTGCTGCTCAACAGCACCGCTGCCGAGGTGACCAACACCGACTACATCGACACCTACAGCGCAGGGTTTGAGATCAGCAGCACCGCGCCTGCGGCTATCAACGCAAACGGTGGGACATTCATCTTCCTCGCCATCGCATAAGGAGCAAAGCATGAACATTCGACTTCGCGCCGATGGCGCACTGGTAACGCACAGCGAGTTCCGGGCGCTGTTCCCCAACACCGGCTTCCCGCCGCAGCTCACCGAGGAGATCATCAACGACTTTGGCGGTGACGTGGTGTTTGAGGGCCCGCAGGCGCAGCCTACCCGCTACCAGGTGGCCTTCCGCGATGGCGTCGAGCAGATCGACGGCAAGTGGTACACCAAGTACAGCGTGACCGACATGGACGATGAGGCCAAGGCTGCCGTCGATGCCAACCAGGCCAAGGCCGTGCGCGAGCAACGCAACCAGAAGCTCAAGGACAGCGACTGGACGCAGGTGCTGGACGCACCTGTCGACCAGGCCGCGTGGGCGACCTACCGCCAAGCCCTGCGCGACATCAGCACCCAGCCGGGGTTCCCGTGGGATGTCCAGTGGCCCGAATTGCCGACCTAACTGGTGGGAAAATAGCACCGAGATGAGGAGATCGCAGTGTCAACCGAGCACCACGCAACACTTGACGCCACCCTGGCGGCCGCGGGCAGCAAAGCGACCTACACGGGCGCAAGTACCAGCGTCGTC